TTGATCGTATCTTGAATTGTTTTCGTTGTCAGTGCCATAGAGTCCTATTCTTGTCGCAGGCGACGACAGACTTCAAACATCCAAATGAACGGCGCAAAGCCGGACATCCATTCGCCCAGCAGGAGTGTGAAGTCACCGATGCTGTAAATCGCGTCCTTCATGTCGAACACATCCGCGAGAAAATTGAGATGGGTCTTATCGGTCATGACACAGTGCGTGTCATCAATCATTCCTGCAGGGAGAGTTGGGTCGATCCCCGCGTCTGCGGCTAACTCTTCGTAGTTGGCCTGTGCTTGTGCGACCATCACTCTCTCTTTCAGAGTGTTGACCATCACAGGAAACTTGTCGTGATTGGCCCACAGGACTGCTTGATTCGATGCTGCGCCAAGTCCGAACAGTGCCCACGGAGCGATAACAATCCATAGCGCAGTCTTGCGTAAAAATTTGAACATGTTGTCTCCTTACCCTGCCCACGGTCCATACGGCATCGCGGGATTGACTGGATTGAACGCCCAGCCTGTATCCATAACGTTGCTCGATGGGACAAAGCCCCAATCGTCTTGCTCCCTGCTTCCTTGACGTACTGCTGCGTCGAGTGATGCCATCCACAGAGCCAACTCATCTTTGAACTTGCTACGAATCTTTGGATCGGGCGAACGCCGATAGCACTGGCAGATGAAACCGTTCTGAAGATAGGTGAACCAATCGTCGGGGATCGGCTCAAGAAACTGCTTGAGCGACGTGAACTTGATGGGCTTCATCTGTCCAATAGGCGCTACCTGCCACACCGGACCTGTCTGCGTAGGCATCGGGTTCAAACGGTAGCCCTGACCCTGCGGATTTACTGCCGTCCACTGTACGCTCCCATCATTGACCACAACCGCTACTGCGGCTGGGTTCAAGACTGTTGGATACAAATGGTTGGGGTTCTGATTGGTGAGGAAGGGATTGACTGCGCCGCATGTGCCGTACTGCGTGAGCATCCAGTAGTTCCCGAAGGTGTCCTGAATCTGCGTGATCGGATTCGCAGGCATCGAGATCGCACCCGCTGGGTTTGTGTAAACGACGCTGGGACCGGGGTTAATGAGGCCCGAGAGACTCAGAACGGTCGATTGCCCCCACACGCCGTAGGTCAGATTGACATTCGACATCGTCTCGATCTTCGCAAGGTTGCCTGTCTGGGCGTTTGTGAGAAGGACATCGCGTTTTACCTCGACAACGCGATAGGGTTTTGGCTGTTGCGTCGAGGACGTGTTGTAGGCTCCGCATGATTCGAGCCAGCCAAGAATGAGATTGTTACACGCGTAATCTTGCTGCCACGAGTTGATGAAAAAGGGAGCGAGATTCAGCCTGTTAAACTTGAAGTTGAACGGGGAACCCTTCGATGATCCCGCCAGCATCGCCGTCATAGCATCGTTCAGAGCAGACGTGGCAATGATCTCGTACGATCCGCCAACCGGCAGTGCCGGGGCGAGATCACCCAGTGCTCGGGTGATATCGACTAGGTTTTGCAGGGTATAGGAGCTATTTCCCATTGAAGTTCTCCAAGTATTCCGCCGCTTCTCGCAGCAAGGTTGGACTGTCTGTGAAGAGTCCGAGTGCCTTATTATGATTATCGCACATCAGTCCACGAGTTCTTCCTGTGGTGTGGCAATGGTCGATAACTTCTATAGGCTTGCCACAAGAAGGCAGAATACACAACCCTCGTTGGGCTAAATACATCTCAGCGTAGTGTTCTTCGCTAAGATGATAAGTTTGCAGCCGCCGCTTACGTCCAGCAGTGCGACCGAGTGAACGACAGTGTTCCAAATTGTTCAACCGTCGTCGGCGTTGTCTTTCTAAAATCGTTTCGCTGTTCGCAGCGTATCGAAGCCTGTCACACATCCCACAACACACTTGCCCTGTTGCCTTGAAATAACGATTCTCTTCAGACAACTCATGTCCTTTACGACAATGCGTCGGGACGCCCTTCTTGTATTGCACTTTCATCGTTTCTCTCCCTAGAAAAAAGAAATGCGGGACGTGTTCTAGGCACGCCCCGCATGTACCCATCGTTCATGAGGCGACGGGTTGGTAGTAACTCCTCAACGTAATGTCGTCGAGGCAATATTTTCCCGGTACTTGTCAGCAGCATCGACCATCTTACCGGACGCCGCGTCATACGCGGAGAAGCGGCACTGCACGGAGCCGGACATTGAGTTGTTCGTCTCGAACATTGTCGCACGCATGTATTCTTCACGAGCCTGTGCGAAACGTGCCTTGTCGAAGATACCGTCCTGCGGGGCAACTACAAAGCCCTTATCGTTGAAGAAGAAATTCTTCTCGATAGGAGGTGCCCATGTCTTACCGCAGCGAAGACAACGTACCCAGATGTCGCCATTGATCATCTGATGTTTCATGATGGCGTACTGGATGTTGTTGCCACCAGTCGTCAACACACGCATGTCGCGAGGTGTTACGACTCCACCCTTCTTGTGGGTGCAAATGCGATACCGATATGCATCGGTTGCATCCTGCTGTGCGAAGGTTCGGCCTTGCTGGGCACGATCCTCCTGCACTTGTTTCTCTTTGATGTCTCGATCAGCGAGTCGAGCCTTCAAGTCCTTGATGTGATACTCGCGTTCCTGCTTCTCAAGTACCTTGGCTTCGAGTTCGGCTTTCTTCAGTTCAAGAGACAGCATCTTCTCTTGCAACTCAATCTGCTTGATCTGTTCTTCTACACTCGGGGCGGGAAGTACAGCCGTCGTTGTGTTTCTCTGTTCTGCATTCATGACTCCTCCTATTCATCTAACCTGCCGCCCTGATTGCGGAAACATTGCAATGTGGCGTTGTATCGGTGGAATGCCTCGGTGGTAGCAGGCTTTCCAAAAATCTCATCGGCTTTCTTCTCCGTGATGACACTCTTCAGTATCAACTGGAGTAGACATGTTCGCCAGCCACGATACCGCTCTGTGGTTGGCACGCCGTGTTCATCAAATCGCATGACGGTCAGTTCAGGCATGAAGCCTGTCTGTACCCAGCATCCAACTTCGGCGGGTAAATCTCCGCGTTGAACGACTAGCGTGATTTTCCCCTGCTGCGGGTGCGTGCGATACCAGCACTTGATTCCCGCTTTCTGGAGAAGACTGATGAAGGTCGAACTGTGCATCACTCGCCCGATCCGAGCACCAGCGTCAGCGTACTCATCGGGTGTTACAAACTGATATTCTTTCGCGGTCTGGTCATTGAACTCTTTGCGTTCCGCAAGGGCGTCCAATGCCTCGTTAGACGGCGTAGCATCGCTCACCCGCCCCGCATACTCCGCGATGGCTTCGAGCAGGGCAGGGTCGTCCTGTCCGAGTTGTTCCCCGTAAGTTTCCCACGGGGCGGCATTCTTCAGCCGCGTACCCTGATGCTTCGCTATCTCTTCGGGAGTAAGAGTTCCCGCAACGGGTGTAGGTGCGGCGGCTTCCCAACGGTCGAAATACTCCTCATTGGATACGTGCGTCATTGAACCTCCTCAAATATTCAATCGCAGCTTCTAAAACTTTGATGTCGTCATGCACCAGCCCGAGGGCTTTATTGCAATTCTGACAAAGTCTGCCACGTACGCACTTCGGACACATCTTAAACTGTGGGCAACAACGATGATCGTGATCTATTTCCAACTCTGCGGGGGTTCGACAAATTTCACATAACCCGTCTGGGGTTGGAAGTGCTCGTTGAATCGCCGCATATCGATGCTGCTTACGACGATAAAAACATCCGCAACTGCGGGCTTTTCCCGAGTCCACGTAGCCTTTTCGTATCGCTTTCGTTTCCCCACATGTGCAGAGATACATCCAAACGGCGTGTCCATTTCGCCGTTCGTTAGTTTGATACAGCGGCGTCAACATCGACGGGCCATAGTGTGATATGGTGGTCAAGGCTCCTCCTAATTGTCGGCTTCTACAAACGGGAGAAGCCTCTCGCACGGTTCGATGCGTGATAATCGGTACATGCCGCAGGGATCAGCCACGGGGGTTGCCGACGCTTCACAATCGTTCTAGACCGATTGATCCACCTGACTCGTGGGTTCTGGTAATCCACCATCCACCACTTGTTCTGTGATCACTGCATCAAATTGACCGGGGTGATCGAACTCCCCCGAACAGAACCGTTTGAACACGTCGTCATTGAACTGCGCTAGTTCCAACTGCGCACGCTGACTCTCAAGAGTCGCTCTCAGTGCCTTGTGTACGGTTCGTAAAACTCTGTTGCTATTCCGAAGGCGAGCAACCTCTTCTGCGAGGGTACTATTCGCCACGAGCAAACTTTCGATGGTATATGTCTCCTCCGACATAACTCCTCCTATTTTGGGTGGTACTGGATGATGTAATGCAACGCGATCATCGCCGCGCCTGCGGAGATGAGGGATGCTATCGTCCGCACTACTTCGAGAATGTGTTTCATGCGCCCTCCGCATGTGGAGCGTGCCGCCGTCGTCATCATTGCGTGCGGCGGCACATTCTCCAGAATTCGTTACGGGATAACCGTCCGTTGATTTGTCCGTCGATTACGGAAGGACGGTATGATGCCGCTCTAAATATTCCGCCGCTTTGCGGCACAGAGCAGGATCGTCGAGAAGGTTACCTAATGCGAGATTACAACGTCGGTGGAGAAATTCTCGAAGTTCCTCGGTTTCGTGATTGTGATCTTGAACAGGCCGTCCAAGTTCAGTCTCATCGAAAGGCTCTCCGCAAAGACCACACAGCCCGTTTTGTTTGGCTAAACGTGCAGCATATTCTTCGGGTGAACCCCAACGTGCTCGTCGAGCGGCACGCAAACATATCTTGCGATGCTTCTCGGGATTACGAGCAATCCATTCATTCTTGCGTGCAGTTTCTTTTGCGAGTTGCCCAGGACGCTGGCGGTACTCACGCATGTACCTGTTATACGCCAGACGTTGTGCTTCAGTCTTCATATTCTCTCCAATAAGAGCGACAGTGGGGTGTATTGGCACCCCACCATCTAGCCGTGAACCGCTAAGTCCACAGATTTTTGGATACCGACTAAGGTATCACGGTCACGATCACCTGAGCGTAGATCATCATTACGGGATCGCCGTAATTCTGAGTCGGCTCGGGATCGATTGCGGACCCTGCAAAGTCGAAGGTCGGAAATGCCACTTCGATGATTGCTGTACCCAGTGCCAAGGCTGTGACCGTGATGGTCGCATCGTTGGTGCTCGATGCTACTGCCGAGGCAACGTCAGCAGAGTAACCTGCGAAGTTGCTAGGCTTGTACCATGCCGGGGTTCCGGCGGATGGGTTGTTGTACGACCGTGCGGTGAAGTCGCCTGTGGGGGAGTATGAGTTATTCTGCACATCCACCAGAGCGGCGGTCAACGTTGCTGCTGTCTCGTACGTGCCTTTGGCGGACAATGACAGAGTCATTGCGTACTGTGCGACGGGGTAACCGGGAGTAGTGCTCACGGAATTAGACCCGCCTTCAGTTGCGCCGATACCCTGACCATTGATCGGGAGAGTTTCACCTCCCACAACGTGGGTGCCTTCAGTGCCCGGATGCCCGAGTGCCCCGCCTGCGGGGTTGGACAGAGCCGATGCTCCTGTTCCACCGGACAGAACGACGTAAGCTGCTACGCCGAGTCCGTCTGTGGGTACATGCTGCGGATTGGGATTTGCCATTTGAATCTTCCTATCTGACGTGCAGCACTTACCTGCACGTGAACTAAAAGACGGGCGGGCCTTGAGTGGTTTCCGCCCTTGTCTGTTTAGCTGATCGCGGATGCAGCGTCAATCTGCCGCATGCGGATCGTTGTGTCCGGCCCCAACGAGGTTGTGAAATGCACTCGGTAGGAGGTCCATCCGGGGATCAACCCTTCAGGATCGGCAACAGTCGGCTCTGCGTTCTGCACGATGTTGCACTTGATGTTGCGCCAATCGCCGTCACTGTAAGTCGTGTCGTTCTGTGCCCCGAGGTTGATGGCAAAGATACCGTCACGTCCGAAGATATACGTGCGAAGTGCGGAAAGCCCAGTGACACCCTTGTAGTTCGAGGTCTTTGTCACGAGGTTTGTCTGGAAGAAATCCACGCCTGTCGAGGGCAGTGTGATCACTTCCGTCAGATCAACGCTGACCAACTCGTCCATCCGAGCCTGACCCACAGGGGTGTGCTTCAAGATGTCGATAGGAGAGTCGTTGCTGTTGTCAGCCAGCACGTCGCCAAGGGCGAACGGATGGATGACGCCGACGAATGCTTTGGAAGCCTCGTCGAACGGACGCACGGCGCGACCCGCCAGCGACTGAACGCTGTTTCGGATTTGGCTCAGAGACAGTGCCGTAAAGGACGCTATGCTTGTTGCGGCCAGTTGTGTCAGCACGCTGGCGTCGATGCTCGATGCACCGTCCGCAGTTGCACGGACCAATGCGCTCAGAGACTCGCCCAGACGATAGGACATTTCCTTAGCCACGTTCTCGACAGTCTGGTCAATGGCGGTAGCCAGAGACAGAGACGAGAAGTTTGCGTAGTCTGCGTCAAATGTGTTTAGGGTTTAAGGTGTACAACCCCCTAGTTCACACTAGGGTCGCTCACTACGTCACCGTAGTGTTCAGACTCTCTCTTCAATTCTTTTCAGAATCGTTTGACATATTAGTCGTTACGGATACGCCGTGATTGAGAACACAACATCTGTCTCGTAGTTCCTTCCGCCGTTCGGGATTTTCATCCCGCTGCATGCGAATGAACTCAAGCCCCAAAAGAGCCTGTTCACGTTTAATTAGCAAGTAGGGAAGAATCCCTAACAAAAACCTCTCTTGTGCCCGCCATCCGCCCTTTGTAAACCATTGATACACTGGTTTGAGTGGATTCGAGCACTGTTTCTTTTTGTAAACCACCCCACCGAACTTCTGGACTAACCAGTCCATCAGCACTTTGGAGGTATTCGCAATTTGAATGCGAAACGAGTAGGCTTTGTACGGAGTTCCCGCTTTCGTCCAATGTTGAGATTCACCGATAGAGATACATCCCTCGGCGTCCACCATTGCGGCTGCGTAAACCCAATGCTTCTTGCTGCGTCTTTCCTCGGTATTGTCTGGTTGCATAAGATTCCTCCGAATCTAATTCTAGCAGATGTTCACCGATATAGTCAAATTTAAACAGTGAGCCATAAGATTAACTCACCGATGGTTGCGGTCGTTGTCAGGACGCTCACACTCAGAGAAGAACCGACGGTTCCTTCTGTGGTTTGGTTAGTGTTTGCGGCAAGAGGCACGTACATGAACCAATTAACGTGTCCGACTGCAACTTACCGAGACATTCATGTTATAGAATCTCGTACTGGTTGCCGGACTTCATGGGCAGATCAAGACGCTCTGCGCATGCAACGAACGGGGTCTGTGCCTTCAGGTTCTCACGGAAACGCTTCGATTCCGTAGTGTTACATTGGAAGGCTGTTCAATGGAGTAGGCATTTCTGCTACTCTCATACGGTTTGATTCCCGTATGGTCGGACTATCGCATCACCTAGCGAGATAGGCGACAATCTTGTCAAGAAGAATCGGGCGACTCTCCATCGTGCCAACAAGAATGTTGCATTGCCAATGCAGCAGCCCACGCACTTCGTCAGTTTCGTGACTGTGGTCTACTTGGCAATCTCTATCGAAGATGTCAGGAAGCGGGTTCCCGCATACTGCACAAAGACCTTTCTGGTCATCCCAGAGTCTTTGCTTGTCTTCGATTGCCATGTCGTACTTCCGAAGCAGATGACGATTCAGTTCCGCACGCTTGTATTCAGGCGACAGACGATACTTCTTCTGATAGTCAGCCATCTTGGTACGGTTTGCTGCTAACCAAGATTTACGCTGTTCGGTTGTTTGTGACATGTGGTGTCTCCTTATTTAGTCTCTCACGGTGCCCACTTGTTTGTCAAGTTGCTTCCGCCTTGTTGCCTTTTCAGGGTTCAAGTCAATTAAAGGAGATTTTGTTACGACAAGCATTTAATCGTAATACTTCACCGTGGACTGGGGCAGGTTTGAAAGCTGGTTTCCACTTGGGGAAAAACTCATGATTTTCTACCTTATTGGGACATTAATTCGCACGCTGTCGTCGCCGTTCAGTCGCCTCTTTTTCGAGACGGTTGACCGTTTTCAAGAACTCAGAATTTCTCGCTGCTTTCTTGTATTGATCGGCAGACATCTTATCAATGTCAGCAAGAGTCAAAGAAATTTCCGTCGCAGAGGTTGTTGCTACTCCACTGGCTGAAGACACTCGGTCGTTCAAGCCTGACGGTACTTGACTATGTCGCTTTGGTTGCACTGGCTCCTGCACGTTAATCCGAACGGGCGGCACCACTGGTTCCTGCGCTTGCGGAACCACTATCTCCACGGGCACGACAGCGATAGGCTGCGGCACGGGCACCTGTTGCACGACAGGTGCTTCATTCAGCAATCCGGCTGAACGAAGTCTCGAACTAGCTAATTCAAAATTTTCGACGGTTGGTGCTAGCTTGTTCTTGAACATCCAATCCGTCAGAGTTTGTGCGTTCTCTTGATCGGTCGATTGATCGCCCGTAAGGAACGTCTGTTGTCCTGCAAATGCAAGGAAGTTTTCCTTCGCCCGAAGTTGCAGAATCGTCATCTGCTGGTCATTCAGCATCCGACGCAACTCGGCGGGAGTAACTCCCACAGCCGACTCAAGGAGACGGTCGCGAGCCGAAGCAAACTTCTCCGGGTCGTTCATGTCTTGTGTGATCTGAAACCGCTCATCGGCGGTCAGTTCTTTCGGCTTCAATTCTGTTACTGTGTATCGTGCAGCGTCCGGCGACACAGTCTCCGCTGGGGTATTGCGTAAATTCTCGCGAGAGACTTTTCGCAACTGACGCAGGATGGACGTGTTCTGCTCAACTAACTTCTGAGTCAGTTCATCGGGTGTGCGATACTTGATGACTTGTTTCCCGCCCATCGGACGATTGTGCTCATCCAATGGCTGATACTCGTAGATCGACTCCACGGGTGCGACTGGCACCGGAGCCTGACCGCCTGCTGTCGGGGCGGGTGTTGCTGATGTTTCCACAGGGCGCTCAACGCGATCCCGAACAGATGTCTGTACGGGCTTGCCCGAAGTTGTGGGACGGTCGGGCATTGAGGGGTCAATCGATTCACCCTCGGGTTGGACTGCGAGTGCCACAGCTTGCGGACCCTTGAATAGGGCTTCGACCTCTGCCACAAATGCGGGATCATGCTGCAACTTCTGCTTATACTCCGCAGACGGCATGTTGTCGATATCGGCTAATGTTAAACTCATATCTCCTCCTAAATTTGACTTTCTTCTTCAACAGGCGTAGCGAACTCCTCGGTGTACTGAGGAATTTCAGGATTGTCAGGGCTTCCAACACCTGATTGGTTGTAAGCATCAATCGCAGTGATCTCCGCGATGTGTTGCATGATGCCTGAGTAAAACATACTGGCGGCTTTAACGAGTCGCAGCAATTTGACTTGCTCGACCTCGTCTTCAGCGTTGATCGCCCGTATATTCATCAACCGAATCTCCTCCTCCATCATTAGCTGGAGGATGTCAAACCATTCTTGCTTGACGGCTGCTGCCATGATGCCCAGCTTCCGCTCGTCCAGCTTGAAAGTCGGTTTGAACACATTTGACCCATCGCTCGGCTTAATCATCTCTCCTCCAAGAAATTATCTCTGCGGCTCCTCACGGACCCCCGCAGTGCGGGGTGCATCAGATGAGGATGCACACTCACGCTTTATACAACAGTGGGCATCTGCCCTTCAAGACCCTGCGGACTTGGTTCGCCTTCAACCGCTTCGCTCATCCCGCTTGCCTTTGCAGCCTCACGAGTGATGTCGCGTTTGATACGATTGTCCGATGCCTGATCTTCCAGTTCCTGCTTCTGCGTGAACTTCTGTTGGTCGCCTTGCTGCTTGGCCTGCATCTGCTGCTGCATCATGGCGGCTTTGGAGTTCGCATTGCGTTTCTGGATCATCGCTGGCGTCATCTTCTTGATGATGTCGTTCTTATTCTTCCACTCCGAGGCTTCGAGCCACATGCCGATGATCGGCTTGAAGTCGATGTACTCTTCGTTGATGTCAGCCAGTGACTGCTGAATCTGTGGATTATCGAGAATCTGCGTGAGCATAACCATCGACTGTGCCATCGTTCGCTTTGCGGCGAGCGACGATCCAGCCAACACCTCATACTCAATCTGGGCGTTGTGGAAGTCCTGAAGGTTGAAATCGTTCAGGAAGTCTCCACCCTGCTCTTTGCCGAGGATGTGGTAAATCGATGCATCCGACATGACGTTGAACACGAGCATGTCAATGATGCCAAGGAACGGTTTGAATACCTGCTCGATGAAGTTGTCGAGAGGACCGTCCAGTCGGGTTGCACTTGCCCCAGCGAGGATGTTTGCACCGCCTGCCGTACGACCCATCGAGGATCGCGGCCCTGCGGAACTACCCTGCACGAGCATCTGATCTGCACCAGATGAAGACTCGGTTGCCTGTTCTGATTCCTTCAACGCTGCCCAAATGTCAGCAGGCATCTTCGGAGTTTCCAGCAGTTTCCAAGACTTCTCAACATCCGTACAAGACATGATCTTGCCAAGCCCAGTACGAATAGTCTGAGTGGGAGCATCGTCAGTACGATTGCGGAGATAGATGGGGTTTACGCCGTAGCTCAAAATCTTGAGGATGGCGTTGATGGTTCCCTGATCGACGCGTTGATTCTGACCGACGATGAGTCCAAGACCCATGCCGTAGAACGCTCGTGGCCGGTTCCACCAGTTGGCGGACAGGAATGGAATCTGATGAAACTCATTCTTGCCGACAAAGATAACTTTTTCTTGGTTCAGGACGCGAATTTGACGACCCTTGTCCCAGTACTCAAGAACTTCCAGCTTGGTCCGATGCGGATCAGGGCTAGACTTCATGTTGTTGCGCTCGGCGTGGTGAACAACGCCCTCGATATAAGTCGCCTGCTCTGTCTCCAGAGTCTGTGCTTTCGGAGGGTTGTTCCAGATCGCGTTGCGTTCAGCGAGAGTCGGCAATCGCCAACCTGTGATCGCTTCGCCCTGCTCGCCGTCTGCCTTCGCCTGTCCAATCGCCTTGCACAGATCGTCGAGTTGATACCAGTCCATGTAGCGGACATCGACAACCCATCCAGCCTTGCGAATGTCAGAGACACTCAACTGTGGATCGACCAGAACTTTGTCCAGAGGACGCCACTCGAAGAATGGGATCGGGATCGTGCGAACTTCCTGTGTGATGTCGGGCGGGGCGTCAGTCGGCAACACTGTCGTTGCACCGACTGTCGCGGAGTCTCCGTGATCGATGCTCAGTGTCGTCGCCTTGCGTTTGTAGGAGATCACCTCTTGCCAGTCATATCCCCACTTGTAAATGCTCGTGCCCAAATGTGCCATCTGTTCAAGGCCCCACTTAGTCTGGGTCTTGAAAGCACACTTGTCCATGATGAACGAAAACATCGCTGTCTTCGCATCAATGACTTTCTGGCTTGTGCCCGGACGTGGGCGTAGGAGCATCGGAGGGTCGTCGTAGAACAGGCCCTTGTAGAGTTGCGGTACAACCGCATTACAGACCTTCGCAACAGTGAAACGCTGCACGTTCGGTTCGAGAACATAGGTGTTCTCGTACACCGTCATTGGACGGGGCGATTGGTACAGAAGGTCCGCATCCCGCCACAGTAATGTCCACTGGCGATTGGCAATAAATGCCTTCGCCATCGCCGCACTCTGAACGACGAGTGCGAGGTCTACATCGACCGTCTTGGTTTCTCCATCAACGGTAAAACTTTGTGCTGTGATCTGCTGGTTCGCATTCCCATCAGGAACGATACCGACACCGTCAACAATTGCTTCTGCCATATCGTCCTTTCCTACGAGAACAAGTCGTTGAGGGGATCGTTAGCCGCCTCCGCAGCATCCATCGCTGCCTGTTGTGCCAATTCACTTGGGGCCATGTCGGGAAATTCCAACGCCGCGTTATGTGCGTTGTACTTTGCGTACTTCCCGTCACCGTATGTTTGGTCGTAGAAGGACTTGCCCTTCATGTCCGGCACAAAGTCGTGAGCGGCGGAAGTCATCTTACCTTCAATGTCCGCATAATCCGAGAACTGGTTGACAAGGATCGACATAGCATCCACGATGTCATCGTGTGTGCTGGCTGCGGTCCCGAACTTCGACATCTCATCGTACAGATCATTCAGACCGGGACATGTGTTGATGAACCGAAGTCTGTCGTCTCCGAGGAAGCGGAGCACTGGACCTGCCTTGACTTTCTTCGAGTTCAGCTTGCTGCCCTGTCCAAGCGGCACTAGTTCAATCGGAACCCGAACTTTCAGCTTGTCCATCTCTCGATAGACTTCTCGCTGGATGTACTTGATTGCGCCCGATTCTTCAATGCAGATGCGCTTCGGTCGCCACTGGAGTGCCGTCGCTGCGATCATCTGCGGGAGTTCATACTCGTTGTACTTGCCCCGCTTCATGTCTATAATGTAGAATCGACCGCCATAAATAAGAGCGGTGAGGATGACCGTGTAGTCCGCCCAACTCTTCGTTGAGTAGGCTGTATCCACGCAGGTAACAATCATCCCTGTTGAGGGGAGTTCCATCGCGTTGACTGTCCGACGCACCAGCAGTTCCTTCGGGAACTTGATGACGTGCATCTGAGTTGGGTCATTCAGATACTTGATCGCGAACCACGGATCGGTCTTACGAAGATCGTGGAGTTTCTTGTAATCGAGGGAGTGAGGGTTCCCCGGCTCATTGAACCAGAGTTCGTAATCCGTCTCCAACATCTCATCGTCGATCTTGCCAAGTTTCTTCGCGGCGTCGTTCGCCCACCACGCGGCACGAATGTAAACCTTCATCGGAAAGTCTTCACCTTCGATGAGGTACTTGTCCCTGTTTCTAATGTCCTGACCGTACGTATCTTCAGAGTCGTACCACGTTCCGATCTTATCGTAGAATCCGAACGGGTGGAGAATAGCACGATCAATGCTGACCTTCTTGTTGATGTTTTTCATCCGATCAACAGTCTGGGAGTTTTCTTCTGTCACCACGTCATCGAGTTTCTGAATGCAGACGTGCCATCCAGCAAGGTTCTGCTCAATGGACGCAGCGAACACGGTCGGTTCCTTCTCGACCATGCCAACGGCGGGAGTCTGGTACTCGGAACTTTTGCCATCATCAGCAGGAATACAATGTTCAGGAAAAAGTACCTGAAATAGACTAAGGGTTCCGTCATTCATCCTGCGCGGTCGCAACTGCTTCTTACCGAAGATATCAGTTGTGCCACCCTCTTCGAGCGTGAAGTGCCCCTTGATCTCACCGACGAAGTCGTTCGCCAACTTAAGGACGCCTGTCAGCACGAAGA